ATCCATTGAAGTTTCCAGAAGATGCAAAACCTTGAGTACGTCCCATGTAGTCCATAGTACCGTTTTGGTAGAACCACTTCAATTGGTTATCCCAGTTAAGCTTCAACAAGTAGATATTATCATTTCCGTTGTCAGTAACATCAAAGATGATAAAGCTGTAAGAGCTTAAAGGACGGCCATCAATCAAAGGATTTTCAATGTCATTGGTGTGCAAGTTATCAAACGCAGGGTTCAATACAAACTTCACGTTAGCCAAGAAAGGAATAGTGAAGCTAGTGTATGCAAAACCAAAGTCAAGGTCCATACCTTTACCAGTAACAGCACCAATTTCAGATGCATTTTGAACTAAACCAGATCCGTATACTTCATCAGCAATAGCTTTGTTGATCAACTGCATACCACCGATACCAGTTTGTACAACAAGTTTACGTTGAGGATCTGGACCTTTAAATTCAACTTTACCTTGGTAGAAGTTGTAAAGCTCAGACTTGAACATATCAAGAGAGAAAGAAGATTTGTTGTATACTCTTTTGAATGAGTTATCCAATTGAGACCACAAACCTACAGACAATCTGATATCATCCGGACCATCTTGCTTAATTCTACCACCTTTACCCCACATTAAGTAAGTCTCAATGTCATTGGCAATTTTGGTTAAGTGAGCAGCTTCTAAGTTGGTAACAAATGTACGTGACAATTGACCGCTTTCAAAAGCTTGTTTAGCACCAGATTTACCCATAGATGCAACCAATTCCTCAATAGAAGAAACAGAAGGATTGTTTTGATCCTGATTGAAGTTTCTCCAAATCTCAGTAACAGGTACAGTACCGTCAGCATTAAGACCACCTTTGATCATCAAGTCAGCACGGCTAGAGATAGAGTAGTGAACGTGAGCCTCAGCACCACCTACGTAGTTGTAGAACTCACGGAATCCAGAACCAGTCTCCATGTCAGAGAATCTTTCACCGTACTCACCACGGGCAGAACCTTTACGGAAGAATTTAGTTCCAGGAGCAAGATACTTGTTATCAAGACTTGCAGCATTGTTGTTGTTTACCAACTGTACAGTGTAAATAAAACCATCACCAGCAGGGATGATATCAGATGCAGTAATGTACAATTCTAAACCGTTGTACTTGTCATAAGTGATGATATCACCATGACCAAAAGCTCTCTTAGACAATTTGATAGTGAAAGTAGTACCATCAATACCTTTGCTAGAGTTTTGAGGATCAAGATCCACAACTACAAAAGGAAGGTCTTGAGCAATAGGCGTTTGCCATTTGTACTCTCCACGTGCATTGTCAACCATGATGGTATTCTTACCACCAAAAGAAGCCATTTGATAAAGGGGCATTTCAACTTTTTGAGTCATAGCCCACAAGTCCACCGGACCCATATCCATGGGTTCAGCACTACCCAACATTTGAGTCAGGTGATAAGAATCTACGTGAGAACTTGCTTTGTAGCTAGTGTCTCTCAGGAAAATTCCATTGTTTAAAACAGGAGTTGCCATAATTGATTGTGTTTAGTTGTTAATTGTTAATTGTTGTTGTTAAAAGCGTTTAAATATATTATTAGGTCTTTGTATTTTTCTTTTGCTGCCAATAGTTCTTTCAGATTCCTCAACTTTATCTACGCCAAGAGAACTTCCACCACTATTTGCTTGTTCCGTCTTCAGTTTTCTAACTGTAGACTCTACAGCTTTCTGAGAACCTTTCTCCATAATACGTGCTTTGTATCCATCAGGATCAGAAAGCAACCAGAGAGCTTCAGAAATCAATGTATAATTAGGTTCTACAAACTGATACTTTTCTAACAAGTGTCCAAGTAAGTTTGTATTTCTTCCACTTACAGAGGGATAGTTAGGTTGAACAAGACCGTTATATAACATGTTCTGTGTCTTTCTATCAATCTTAACGTCACCTAATGAACCATCTTTAAGTGTTTCATATACATTTTGCATGTATTGTTGAGATGCTTGTTCTTGTTGCTTTCTTCTCATTTCTTGTTCTTCAAGCTTTCTAGAAACAACTTGTTCTTGCATCTTATCCAATTTCGGTTTAAACTTAGATGCCTGAGCTTCTAGTTTACCAAGATCTTTCCAGATCTCAATCTCTTCTTCAATCTCTTCTGCAGATCCGTAACCTGTAGCTTTAAGATAATCACGGATAATAAGCTCCTGGTCTCTTTCATTTTTGATATCAAGATCTCTTGTTTCTTCAGCTTGTGCCAAAGTTGCAAAAAGACTCTTAAGATCAGTTCCCCCGTTAGCTACATAACGTGCTGCAATTTGAAGTTCTTGAGGTAATGCATCAAAGAATTGTTTAGGAGTTTCTCTTCTTACTTGATTAGCTCTTTCTTCTAAGTTAGCTTCAATCAATTCCTCCCAATCTTTTGCAGTATATTCTTCTAAAGATTTGTCATCTTCAAAAGGAACAATCTTATCTTCTTTGATAAGCTTTTGAAATACATCTGTAATTCCTTCAATCTTTTTTCTACCTCTAGTTTCAATCTTCTGCTCATCTTCATCTTCTTCACTAAATGAATCCAATAAATCTGAAGTTTCTTGTGTTGAAGGTTTTGCGGCTGGTTTTCCGGTATCATCACCGCTGTCATCATCCTCTTCTGAATCATCATCAGAACCAGGTTCTGTAAAAGAAAAGTCCACAGGTTTTTCCTTTGAAAAAATATTGACCGTTTTAGGTTCAGTTTTTTTCTTTTCATCAGATGGAATAGTAACACTACTTGCTGAAGCTGCTCCTTCAAACAGTTCATCAAGGTTAATGTCAACCTTTTCCACCTTTGTTTCTACTGACTGTGTATTCATATTGTTTGTTTTGTTGGTTTTATATATACAATATAGGAAGAATATTTTATTTAAACCTATAATATTTTGTGATACCCCTACATTTTCTGCAGTATATAGCTATCATTAAAAATATTTTTTCCAATAAATCAAATATTATTTTTGTTTCTTATCTGATCCACCCTTTTGGTCATACTTATTTTTATTCTCTCTTGCTATCTCAAGTTGAGTATTTGCAATCTCTCTTTGCGTTGCTAATCTGTCTCTTTCAACATCAAGCTTTCTTTGAGTCATGCTATTTGTCATAGCATTTTGCTCACGTTTAAGATTCATTTGCTCTTGATATTGCGTAGTTTGTTTGATATCATTCATGGCATCCTTATAGTCAGACATCATGTTTTGATTAATATCAACAGCAGATCCATAGCCCGCAGCTCTGATCTCAGCAACAAGAAGTTCATTTTGTCTGTCCTTCTCATTTTCCTGAGCTTCAAATTGAAGTTTCATTTGTTCTTCTTGAGTTTTAGCTTGAAGAGCTTGTTCTTGCATTTGTCTTTGAGTTTGCATTTCTTGCTCTCTCATAGCCATTTGCTTCTGCTCCGCACTCTTGAGGATATCGGTGATTTCAGCAATTGAATCAGCTTTAACAATATTTCCAAGATCAAAGATTGACGCACCTGTAGTATTATTTGTAAGAGCCAATTGCTTTAATTGATCAAGAATTGCTCTATGGTTAGTTTTAGTTGTAGCAAAAATATTAAAATCTCTTAGTAAGAGATCAGTACCGTTAATGGTAAAGTTAACCTTTTCTGCTTCAGTAGTGATATAAGATAATCTTACACTTGGGTTTCTGCTTTGATAGAACTGAGCCAAATCAGTTCTCATTTGATGTACTCTAGGCATTAAATAGTCAGAGTGTTGATTGAAGTAAATCTCTGTCTGAGCATATGATTGGTTTAATGCTTGCGTAACCCCGGTTGCAGTTTCTTGTCCCATTGGAGCACCCAATCTCTGAGGATTTACACCAATAGCATCAAAGGCTTGTTGTTTAAAGTAATTAGCCAGATTAATTCTACTCATCAATCTATTAGTCTGTTCCATGTTAAGAACTTGATAATGATTGAAATTAGTAGCATTCTCTGTATTTGTGATTGATGTATCTAAAGGAAGCATCTGGAAATCCTTCATTGCCACATAAGCTTTGGCATAGTTTCCTTTACCCCAATCTTCACCCATAGAATGTCTAGGTAATGCGTTCTGATCAAACATAATCACAGTACCCAACTCATCTACCAAGATGTCTGCAATTTGGTTATTAACCATATTGTACCCAACTTGATAAGCCTTCATTAAATCCACTAAAGAAGTAGACTTAGTATTTCTATCTGAGAATACTCTTCCTTCTACCGGTAGTTTACAACCATATAATGTTTGACTTCCTTTAAATTGGAATGGGATTCTTCCAGGCTTAGTTCTATTAATACCTACATAAATGGGATTAATATTATTACTAATGTTTGATCTCCAGAAAGCAGGCAAGTTTGGACCAACTTTAACTCCGCCCCAAACTTCATTAATCCAAATCCAATCAATGTGTTCACCCTGTAGGAGATTTTCTTTTGTTTTGTTTTTAAATACTGAAGTATCATAAATTGGTTTTTCAGTTATCTTAAAGGTCTCATCAATGATTTCTTGAATCATTTCACCTTCTTCAGTAATTTTAGTTAAGTGACCAACCTTTCTTTGAGTTTTCCAATAAACTGTACAAACTCTCATCAAGTAGCCCTGACCCCAGTTTAATACATCATCACTCTCACTTAGAATAGCACTTACTATATCACCACCTCTTGCCGGATCATTAGACCAGTTACTAACAAATCTTCTGTAATCTAATCCAGGCATATTGGTATTCCATTCATGTGATCTACTTGGATCATAGTATGCTCCATCATTCTGGTAACCGTTGACTTGATACAGAGAAGATTTAGCAGGATAGATGTTTTGCAATGAGTGAAGTTGCTCTTCAGTCATCAAATAACCATACTTATCTATTACATCAGAAACAGTCATCAAGTCAAGCTTACCAACAAAATTACCTTCTGATATATATCTTGAATCTGGAGACTTATGATAGAATGTTAATACAGGATTCCATAATTCTACCTCATAATCATCCTCCAACATTCTGAAATGCCAGAACTCACGGTCTGTGATAAGCATATCACGGAAACCCCTTTCTTCAAGTTCTGCCATTTTAAATCTTTCCTCATCCACATTATACTGGTGAGAAGCCCACTCTTCTACAATAGATCTATAATCCTTTCTAAAGAAGTCTTCAATCTCAGGTAAAGATTTAATATTTTGAGGATCCATTTGTTGCTGTGCTTCAGGACTGTTGGGATCCATACCCATCTCAATCATTCTAGCAACTAGTTTTGCCTCAGCATCAGCAAGCAAATTCTGCTCTACTTGGATTCTTTTCTGCTCAAGCATTTCATTGTATGATAAATCATCAACGGCTCTGAACTGAATCTTGTTATATCTTTTAGAGAATTCCCCACATAGTACATTTACAACGTTGGGAATAATGGGATAAAATTTTAATTCTAAAGCAGATTGATCTTCTTTGGTTAGAACATCAATAACTTGTGCATAGTCATTATCATCTGCTACAATATAGTCTGTCTTATCAATAATACCTTTAGCAAGCTTGTAATTCTTTAAAAGCTTTCTAGCATTCAATCTCAAAAACTCCATTCCCTGAAGTTCTAACCAGTCAATATTCCAAGCTGCCCAATCATCATCCTTGTCTTTAGAAGACAGGAACTGAATAGGTTGAGTAAGGCTGGCAGTAGTTGGATACCCCTCTCCCTTTGCACCTTTCTTTAAATCCAATGCGTTATATACCTTCATTATTTAAAGTTTTTAAAAGCAGATCTTCCGGGTTTACTTGAATTCATAGGCTTATTACGTCCCAAGTTTTTAAACGGACTATACTTTAATTTATACAAATTATTTTGATTTTGCAAATTCTTTGTTGCATCTTCTTCTTTTCTTTTGGTAAAACCCCTATTTGACTGCTGTATTTTAGCAAATGCCACTAAAGCAGAAAAGGCTACCAAACGGTCAACGTTGACTCCAGGTTGATAAGCAAGCATTTCTTTAAGTAACATTGGGTCTGGTATTCTTTCAATACCCAATGTAGTACTCATGATATTACCGTGGTTATCCAGTTCTGTATCAATCTCTTCTCTTAGAAACTCAATGGCATAAGAAATCAAATGGCTTTTAAATAATACACCTGTGTTTTTCCATCCATATTCTTGATATACTGTAGCATTTGATCCCAGGTCTTTTAGGAATAGGATCTGCTGCTTTGGTACAAGATATCTTTGTTTTCTTCTAGATATCATGTACTGAATGAAAAGAGAAATGTTGTTTTCAACAACAGTCCAGGCATTGTACCATTCAATAATTTTTTCCAGCTGCTCGTGAGTCTTATTGACATCATCATATCTACCACACCAAGCAGCTACAATTTTATCCTTTTCTATAAAGGATTCATATCCATCTGGAGTTTCTCTTGTTACTTCAACAGCACTCTTGTAAACAAAAATACTACACAATGAATCAGATGTAGTTGTTTTACCTTCAGACACGGGGTCAACAGATGCATAATACATTCCAAATGAAGGATTTTTTACAGGTCTTTCCCAAACAACAAGTACACCAGATTTATCTTGCATCTTCTTATCTACCGGAAATTGTGAGATAGGAAGTTTGTTACTTCTCTTTGCCTCAACACCATCAGCTGTTCTATCTAATTCAATATGCTCAAAAGAGTATTCTTTATCCTCAATCTTTTTAAGCTGTTTAGAAATGATACCCTGAGGAAATATAGACTCCTTTCTATAAGCAAATGCCTCTGCAATATTGGTAGGCTTTTGAGAGATACGCAATTGATATTGCTCTGGATTCAATTCAGTTTTCCACTTTTCTCTTTCAGCATTAATAGCTTTTAAAGCTTCTTCTACCAATGAGTTTCCATAATCATCAATGTATGGAGGCATAGACCATTGCTCCGGAATAAATAATCCAGCTAAACCTATTGTTCCATTTTCATCAATTAGATCAGTTTCTACAGCATAGATGTCATTATTAGTGGGATTTAAAACCATTTCCTTTAAAGGATTACACTGTTCCAAATCACCCACAGATCCTGCTGCAATAAACATACCTGTAGTAACCATACCAGATGACATAGCAGGTCTTAAGTATTCATATGTCTCCATCATTTTAGGAGCAATACCCGCCTCTTCATGAAAGAAGTAACTTGTAGGACCACCGACACCTGTTGTTGCACTCTTCTCAAATGATGCACCTTGTATCTTAGATTTTAAACCTTTGGTAGTCTTTCTGTTACCAACTCTAACTTCAATCTGTTGTTGCCACAATAAAACCTTTTCAGGATTACTTGGTCTATACCAAGCAGTGTGTTCATTCAGAAAGTCTTTGTATTCATCTAAGAATTTCCAAGAACCTTTATCATTGATGTAATCTTTTAGACTGGCACCAATCTTACAAACACTACCTTCTTCAAACCAGTAGGTGTTTATGATCTTACCCATATGAAAATAAGAAGATGCAATCTGACGTTTCTTTAAGATTGCAGAATGCTTGTAGTTAAGTTCAGCCAATAGCTCATACAAAGCCATATGGTACTGAGCATCCCTTACTTTGGCAAATCCATATTTCTTCTCTTCTTTATCATAGATAGGTAAGAAGTTAAGCCACATGTAATAATCTCTAGTAAGATACCATGTCTTACCGGCATTCTTAAAGATCACACCATTTCTACACTTATCTTTCTCTCCTTCCCAGTATGTACTAAAATCCTTTGATCTAAAAGGAAATCCACAATAGAAACCATTTTTGTTGAAGTTCTTTGCTTGTTCATTAAACAAAAAGGCTGTCTCATCATACTCATACTTACCAGGTTCCTTGAATATAGACAATAAAAAGTCAATGAACTCCTGTGAAGTGTGAAACTCCGTAGTAGTCCATTGACCATTTTCATATGTTGGAATCAGTCTATTCATGAATAGTTGCTAGTACATCTCCCTGTGCAATCAGCAAATGTTTTACACCATTGTGTTTCATTTCAACAGGAGTTGCATAATCAACATACTGAATTAAATCACCTTCTTTAATTTCAGTAACTTCTTGACCCACGCCTATAACATATCCTTGATATGTTTTTTCTCTAGCTGTCTCCGGGATCATTATCTTGGTCCCCGGAAAGAACTCCCCCGGTTTTTTCTCCAGAATCAGGATTCTCTTCCCTACTGGTACAATCTTTTGGTTTTCCATATTTTTCTTTGTTTACTTGATTTATAAATGTACAGTCATCCCAATAACAGAATATCCATTCATCTTTCTTTTCGTGTATCATAACTGATCATAGGCTAATCCTTGTCCACCTCTAACATGACTTTCTTGTTCTTGTTTCATGTCATTAAAAGCTCCTTTGTAAGATGCTCTGATTTGTTCAAACTTTGCAGCAGCATTTACAAGTGAATTTATATTACCATCTCTACCATGCTCAATAGAAGTTGTTTCCATATACTTGGCTAATCTATCTAACATAGACTTAATACCTTTATATGCTCTGTATGTAGGAGTTTCATAAAGCTTATTGCATGTTGCAATGGCTCTCAAAATTACTTCATCTTCAGGAGATTCTTCTAGTAAGACCTCTTGAATAATTAAATCTTCTTTCTCAGCTTCAGGTACATTAAAGAAAGGGTTCATGTCCGGATTTGGACATGTCATATAAAATATATACTGATACACAGACATAAAGGTATCTGGATAATTCTCCATAATAGCCTTTAATGAATCTAGTGTATAACAATGTTCAGTTGGAATTGCTTTACCATTCTGGACGTCAAATAATCTTACTATCATTAATATTCTTTATTAAAATCAAAGCCATGTTAAAATCTTCAATATCATCTGAGTATAACATTAACTTTAATGATTCAACTTCATCTTTTGTGCACCTATTAGTTTCAAACATCCAAGTTAATAAATCTGCTCCATTTCTAATAGTTAAATTTCTATCATAAGGATTATTAAATTCAGAAAGGTCACTTGGTGTAACTCCCTGCACTTTTACTTGATTATTTATAACTTCTAATGGGATCATTTTCTATTGTCTTTTAACCACATTATAATGCTATTCACTTCATCCTGCAAGTATGGTAATTCATAGAATGTGATATCTTCAATTACAGGTTCACCATTTACATGTTCATTAATTGGATAACCGTTTTCATCAACACCTAGTTGTACAAACTTTACATGTTGAATAACAAGCTTTCCAATCTTTAATCTAGGATTGTGCTTTTTAATAATATACGCATAAATACTCAATTGTAAATTATAATGGTTTAAATTGCAGTCATCTAAATGCGAAACTGGATGATACATCTTTTGAGTTACACCTTCCCAGTTTGTAAATCCCTTTTCTTTAATCTCTTTATTGGTCTTGTAATCTGTAATGTTTAAAGTATTGTTTACCACTTCAACTAAATCAGCTTGACCACATAGTCCAGCAGACTTTAAATATACCAAATGTTCTGGATAAATACCATCAGATAGTCTTTGATCCGGTGCTAATTTTAAATCACCATCAATAATGGGTCTAATGATAGGTAGTTGTGAACCATCTCTTTCAATTGTTTCACACTCAAGCAAATCTGCTTCTCTTTGGCCATGATACCAATTACCTAACTTAATAGCTCTCTGAGATTCTGATTCCCAGGCTTCAGTAATCTGAGCTGGAGTCATACCGTACCACTTGGACTTTTTATTACTAGCAGCTTTTTTGGCAGCTTCTTTTGAATCAAACTTAGGTTTAAACATTCCTATAAAGGAAGTTACACTTAACCAATCTATATTCTCATCACCCAAACTCTTGTATAAGTGACCATCTTCTTTGAAATAAATACTCATATCTTATTAGAATTAAGGTCCCACTCTATACTTACATTAGCCGTTGCTGTAGTTGTCCATGTGGGCCTGTTA